GCTAAATCTGTAATTGTAATCATGTTATATTTATCAAAACTATTATGCTCTCTTTTCTATAATATGATCTGCTAAACCCAGTTCCACTGCCTGCGGCGCTGTTAACCATTTATCACGATCCATATGCTGTTTAAATTGTTCAAAAGTGGTACCTCTCGAATTATGCTTCACATATAGTTCAGTCATTTCCTTCTTAATACGAAGACTCTCAATTAAATCAATTTCCATATCGGAAACCTTACCCCGTGTTCCTGAAGAGGGTTGATGAATCATTGTAATTGCGCGTGGTAGCAAATATCTATGACCTGGTTCGCCGGCCTGAGCAATAAAACTGCCCATACTTGCAGCCATACCGGTCACATATGTATATACAGGACATTTTACATACTGCATAAGGTCATAAACTGCTAGGCCGTCATAAACACTTCCGCCACCAGAATTAATATACATATTAATTGGTTGTTCTGGATTTTCAGCTTCAAGAAATAACAATTGTGCAACCATAATATTACACATATTTGTTTCAACATCTCCTGTAAAGAATACTACCCGTTCCTTAAGTAATCTACTATACAAATCATAGCTGCGTTCGCCGCGAGCTGTCTGTTCTACAACCATTGGTACCAATGTGGACATAATAAAAACCTTATATGAGATAAATAATGTATATAAATAAACCCGGAGGTATAGATATATGGCTAAAAAACTTACAACAGAAACATTTATTCAACGTGCTAAAGATTCTCACGGAGATCTATATAACTATTCCCTTGTAGTATACAAAAATATGCGTACAAAAGTCAAGATAATAGATCCCGAATTTGGCGAATTTGAACAAACACCTATGGGACATATACAAAATGGCTCAGGGCATAAACTTCGTGGATACAATACAGCAGCTGATAAAAGACGCACACCACTAGAAGAATTTATAAAAGCAGCAAATTCCGCACACCATAATTTCTACGATTATTCTAAGGTAGAATATAAACATTGTGATCAAAATGTATGCATTATAGATCCCGAATATGGAGAATTCTGGCAGACACCTTATAATCATTTAAGAAATCACGGTTGTCCCGAACGGACCAGAAAACAAGAATGGTTAGTACACATCGATCACATAATACCACTATCTGTGATATGTACACAAAATAGATCTCCCGAATGGGTTAAGAATAGACCTTTATATAAATTCTTAAACTCTGAAGTTAATCTTCAATCAACTACAGCTAAATTTAATACATTAAAACACGATAAAATCTATGTAAATGGAAAAGAAATATTTGCTGGAAATATAAGAAATAATTACGAAGTTATCAAATATCTATGTACAACTTCATTAGGTATCGATATAACCAATATCATCGATGAAGATAAAAAATATATAAACGATTTTCTTTTTGAAGATAAATAATGATATGAAGATAAAAGACATTCTATTAGAATCACCCACAGACGTTGTTGCACGCTTTTACAAAGAAGCGGGAGCAGACTATGAGAAGTTCTATAACCCCGAAGTCGTCAAATACAGAGATAAAAACTCCAAGTATTATGATGAACACTTTAAAGGGTGGTTCAACGAGGGTATAGTTCCTGTCTTTACAAAGCCTGTGGACAAAGCACAGCCAGTATACAACAATGTGCCACAGGGAAGCAAGCTTCAATCACCTGGTTTCCGTGGACTACAATATGCATTAGCTGCGGCTGGTCTACCATATAATCATAATGTCCAAGAATACAAGACAGATCCTAATAGGATGCTTGCATCTCAGACAATGGATACCTCGAAAGGTACCGCTTAATAATTACTTTGCTTCTTTACGAGCGTTCTTTTCAGTCGTAATTTCTGCGCGGCGAACTTTAGTTAGCTTGCCTAATTCACTTAGGGCCTTACGGGCTCTAGCACCAGCAGCAGCATTACCTGCTACAAACTTTGCATCTTCCTTTTCCAATGCTGTCATAGCATCTCTAATCGATTGTAATGTTGACATAATGTCTCCTTTAGTTTATTTCAACTTTTTGTGCAGTATGCACTGACCAAGTTGATAGGTCTTTAATTTCCTAAAACGGCACTAATACTAGCTGCCAAATCGGGATCATAGTTATCTGCTTCTTCATTGAACCAGTCGGTCTTATCCATTGCCCACTTCCAATACGATGCTGGAATCTCAGTAAGTAATTCACCCTTGTGTTTACCAAACGGAAATCGTTCGTAAATAATCGGTTCTGCAGCCCATTTAACAATCTGTGGACCGTAAGGCTCATCTAGATTAAGTAGGCCTGTAGATTCCATCAAATCCACCAAAGCTTCAAGGAGTCTGCCGGTTATAAAGGAGTCATTACCTGCCCTGTGGCAATGTAATTCAATAGGGACATCTAATTCTAGTTCAAAACGTAGATATGGGAGATTTGTTTCTTCAATTGAAGCTACAGCATTGAACAACTTTTTAGAAAGTCTCCAGGTGCAGATCCAGGAATGATTTGATGTATCGATACCGTGTCTTTCTAAAACACGCATATCATAAAAATGATTATGTGCTACAAGGTAGCCATTAGAGTATCCGTTTATCACCGCTTGAAATGTTTCGCTCGAATCAATAAAAGGCGGTTTATCTTCTACCATCTTATTTGTAATGTAGCATATGGATTCTACTTTAGCAGGAATAGGGCGGTCAACAGGCTTATGCAATTCTTGGAAGATAGTCCAAGTATCGTCCTCTCGAATAACAAATCCTGATTCAATAATTTCTGCTATCTTATAATCGCTAGAATTTGTCTCTGTATCTAAGATGAGACAAGATTGTAGGAAATCTTCTTTATGTGACATATGCTCTCCAATAAGTCTAAGTGTAGCACTTACTTACTAGAAAGTCAAAGTTTCAGCCAAAAATAATGGCCTTAGAGGCCATTATTTGGGTGGTCAGATATTATCTACCTTGTGTCAATTTCTGCATGAGCTTATTAGCTGTCATCATTGTCACATGCATATCATACATCATCTTATTTAATGCTTTGATTGTTTCCTCATCTGGATTCTCTGCACCAGCTTGTACCTTATCAGCACGAGCTTGATCAAAGTTTTGAGGAGCATCACTACTGCTAATCTTACCCATCATGCTATCAAATTTAGGATCACCGGTTTCTTCTTCAATCTTACCAGCTTTCTTCATTTTGTTACGAACTGCTCCAGCGACACGTTCGCCAGCTTCTTTACTACCGTATTCTGATGCTGCTTTTTTAGCTACAGCTTTGAATCCAGTAGTCTTGCCATTATTGTGTTTGCCCTCGTCTTTCTCATCGAGTTTTGGCTTTTTAGAAAATTCATCTAGGTTCATGATTATCTACCGTAGCCCTTCATGTTACCGAGCTTAGAAAAACGGTTCATCCATTCCAATACTTCTGGATCAGCACCTTCTTCGACCTTCTCTTTCTTATCGCCTTCGCCGTATTTGCCTTTATGCACCAGACCGGTCTTAGTCTTAGTAACTTCGCCGCCCTTAGATGTGGTAGACTTTTCGCCGTCTTTCTTTTCGTCTTTCTTTTCATCCTTTCCTAGCTTTTCCCAAGGATTACCTTCTTCTTCTAATTCATCTTTTTCTTCTTCAATATTGACTTCTTCTGGGGGAGCCTTAAGTTTTTCTTTCTTAGCCTGATCTTCATCCCATCCTTCGCCGACGTATGGTTTTGGACGGGCCATTAGCACCGGAGCGCATGATTCGACAAGCCTGTCGTACTTCTTCAAACTCTTAAGCATTGCTGCTACGTCTTTATCAATTTCTTCCATGATCTCTGTTCCTTTATTATTAAATGACTCCGGCATACTTGGTGCTGTACCTGGTGGATACTTTCCACCCCCGCTTGGGCCGGCACCGCCGCCCATTGATCCTAAATCTCCGCCTGTTGCATCTGCGCCTGCATCTACGTCCAACTCGCTATCTTCGTCTAAGTCTAGATCGTAGTTTAATCCAAATTTCTTGCAATCTTGTTCTACATTTAATCCATGACCGTCCCAAGAATACCACAAACTTTCTTTCACACTCTGTGGTAGTGTAAGATAGAATTTTAATCCTGCTCCGACACCGCTATTTTCGAAAATATCAGCAAGTTGCTTGATCTTAGGTATTGCCTTATATTGTTCGGTGGTTCTTGCAATTTCTTCTTTGTCATTTACTCCGTAGACTGGATCAGGATCACCTATAGATTTATACATACTTTTTATTACTTCGATATGACTCATTGTTAGATAAAAATAATTGCGTGGGTGGTCCTCTTCACTATCATCTTCATCTCCCCAGTGGTCATCTGGTTCCTTGGGTGGTAGTTTCGGTGGTTGATTGGGTGGGGCACCTGCTGGATCAAATTCGTTCAATCTACCTTCTATCATCATTCTGGCTAATTCTTTAATACTTTCCATTTGTGGTTGTTCCTGTGGTGCTTGTGGTTCTGCTGGACGAACTTCATCTGTGAAATAACCTCTATTCTTGAACTTTTCTAATTTATTAATCTCTGTCTGTATCTTATATGTTTTAATCTTTACATCAGGGTCCTGCATATGAGGATCTTCGGATAATGCCTTCATTATGCCTTCAAGTTTACCTGCTTGCTGCTGCAATGCCGATTTTAAATCATCCCACAGATATGGCCATCTTTCTCTTACCTTTTCTGCAGGATAACGATGGTCTGCAATATCCATAAACGAATAGCCGGAGTCTGCTCCAAATTGATATCTTTCTGCGCCTTCAATTGGGTGATCTCTTCCCTCTTTTTCAAGACTTACAAATTCAGCATCCTTCGGGAATAGTTGAAATAACATCGCTTGATTTGAATAACTATTCCAGTGACTATCAGTGGCCGACGATGTTGTACACCATGTTGTATTAGCACCAGTGAGCTGATTGGCAGCTCTATTAAGTGTTACATAAATTTTATAATCATCGTTATTGACAATAACAGCACTCTTTGCTTTTTTCTTTAATGCAGCCTTTTTAATTTCATTCTGAAGTTCTTTCATTTCATTTGAATAATGGCCTACCATATACTTGCCTAAATCTAATACGCCATTGAATGATGGAATATTTTGATGTTCGGGTTTTAATAAACCGAACTTCTTTAGATTTACCCAATTGTGTAGTTGTTGCTGCAATTTACCTGTTAAATCTTCCCAAGTATGTGCACCGGAGATATATTTCTTGACTACCCAATCATTAATGGACCCATCTGATGTAAGTTTGGTACCTTCGTAGCCTTCTTGTTCCATTCTATCTAGTTCACCCAGGAACCATTCTGCAAGTTGAGCATCTTGCATTCGTGGAAATGTGTTTACTGCATTTCTAGGAAAGAAATTCGGATTATCATCCACGTCAGCTCGTATGGAATCAGCTAAGGATTTTACAAGATTCTTATTTTGAAGAATCTTAGCACTACCCTTACTGAATGCTTCATCTAATCTAATTACCATTGACGTAATCCTTCTTTGCTCAATGTATTCATTAATGTTCTAATGAATGGTTTATACAAATCTGGTGACCCGGATTTAGCGAGACTTGAAAGATATTTAGTAACCGCTAAATCTCTTTTCTGTCCTCGGAGTCCTGGTTGCTCGGTATCGACTAGATTATCTGCAATTCTTAGTGCTGCTCGTTGAAAACTAGCCTTGGTTGCTGGATCGTAATCCTCGCCTTTAAGAGCCATCTTTTGTATATCTTCGAGTTTAAGAATTCGCTGACCAATCTCTACTGCCTTATCACGAAGACCGTTTTGTTGTGCTTTTCTTTCAGCACCGATTAGCTTTTCAATTGCCGAGCCTATCATCTTCTTGACTCTAGTTGAAGTTAATGATTTCTTAAATATTACATCTAATGCTCGTGCCGATGTTCCTGTATCTGCTTGTGCAGGCATCGGTGTTTGACGATCTGGGAAGGCAAGTTTTTCTGGTTCGCCCACCTTGGCTGCAAGATCTGCACGACCTTTCATCTTACCTCTTTCTACTGCACCCGGTGAAGCTGGCATAGTATCTGTATCGCCGCCTCTGTTACCAGCCCAACCAGCAATCCATACCGTTGTAATTGGGCCAATCTGTGCATTAAGTAAATTAAATACGTTATCTGGATTTTGTCTATCTTGTCCGTGGACTAAACCCATTCTTGCCTTAATTGCTTTTACCTTTGGTTCGCCTGCACCCTGGTCTGCATCTTGGTAATCATCTAAATCACCACCATCATCTTGTGCTGCGCCTGCAGGTTGTAATAAATTAGTCGGAACTTTCGCACCTTCGCCTGTATAAGCAATAACGTCATATCTAATTGCGCCGGCGTGCTTAGAGTAATTCGGTTCCTTACCTTTCTTAGCAGCAGTTGCCTTAAACTTTTCTACAGATGCTTTATTAGGCTTAATACCTGCAACACCGCCCTGGCCGGAGACAATAACAAAGTCATCTGGATTATTATTGAATTGTGCCCATGCTAACTGCGCTGCATCTTTACCTGTTGTTACGGGAATCGGTTCTAATTCTGCTTCATTGCTTAGTTTTTCTGTGGCATGTAGATGTTTAATCAATTTTATGCCACCTGGTCTCTTTCCTACTACCCTGCTTAGTTGAGATTTTTCTGGAGACAAAGGTGCAACTTCAGGTGGCAATTCTTCACCAGCTGCAAAAGCCTTCTCAGCATCGGCCTGACGTGCAGCTACACGTTTTCCGTGACCTGCAACAGTGCGTGCTCTTCTTTCAGCAGCATTTGGTTTACCCCATACTTCATCTAGCTCAGTATCTTCTCTTAATATGCTTGTTATCTCTTCATCAAACTTTAAAGACTCTAGTAGGCTAAGTGAATCAAATATATTACCTGTAGATTCGCGTAATCTTGGCATATTTCCTCCACCACCAACGCGGCCTTGTTCGCGACCCACTGGTCCGCCTAATCTTGCGTCTTGATCTGGATAAGCGTAAATGTATTGTCCCATTGGGTCTCTTACAACATGGAATCTAACGCCATTTGCGCTATATTCTTTTACGTCTGGTTTATATCCAGGAATTGCCATACCGTGGCTTAAATCTACCTTGCCATGATCTTCTGCATTGTCTCTTAGCCATCCTGCCACAGCACGCATTTCTGCATCTGTGTTTGGGCCCTGGCCATCTACGTTTGCCATTGTCTGAATTTGTTCTACTGGAGTAGAAGTAAACATTCCAAATACTTGACGACCCATACCGCGGATATTTCTATCGCTGAATCCTGGTAAGTCACTTACATTATGCCATTCCGGAGTTTGCATTCCTGATGCTTGCATGGCGTTACTAATAACTGATGGAACATCTCTTGCAGTTCTGACAACTAATTCGTTTTGTGGTGTATCGGGAAGATCTGGTTCTTCTGCACCGACATCTTGATTAATACGACTCATCCAATCTCTCATTTGATCTGAAGGATTCATATTAGCTAATTTAGCTCTTGTGGCATCTCTGCCAGCTGCTGGTAAATTCAAACCTGGTTCATCACCAGCCAATTCATTTTCATCGTCGCTGCCGCCCATAGTAGCCAAAGGCTGATCTGGGCGTGGATTAAGAATATCGTCTAAATCATCCATTGGATCAAATGCAGGCTTAAATTTTGTCTTTGCTGGTTTTGGAGCACCGGGTTCGCCCATTGGTTGAGTTGCTTCAGCAACATCACCTGTAACTTGCTGATAAACATATCTTAATTCATCTGAACTCGTACTTGCCATTTCTTCTTCGCTATAGGCACGATTTGCATTGCTCAACCCTTGTTGCTGCATATTCTTAATTACGGAAATCCAATCGGATTCTTCACCATCTGAATCCATCATTCCTAATTCCGCAGGATTATCAAACTCATCTCGAGATGGATCATACCAGTTTTCTTCCATTTCGGCCTCTTCTTCACCGAACAGTGGTTGATCAATTTGCATACCGGGGACTTCTTCATCCATAGTACCGAGATTATCTTCACCGTGTGTCAATGGGGATTCTTCGCCACCGATCTTTCTAAACTCTGTCTTCGTTGTCTTTACGATATCGCCGAGTTTAACACCTTTACTTTTTGGTGCTGGTTCTTCTGCTAAGTCGTCTGATTCGATATCATTTTTACTAGAAGAAACATCCTTGGCAAATTTCTTGCCTTCTTCCTTCTCTTGTGATTTATGATCTGGGAAGCATGTTGTACAATCCCATTTACCACAGCCGCATTCATTTTCGGGTTCAGATTCTTCTGCTAGTGGTTTGCTTTCTCCTGAGAGTGCTTCTTCTACCGCTGACATCCATTTTGAAAATTCGTCTCTTTGATCCATTGCTGGCTCCTTATCTATTTACGTTCTGCGAAACTTGAGTCTAATACTTGACATCATTTCTTTAATATTGTATTTATCAAGGATACCGTAGTTCACGGCCGTAAAAAAAGGCACCGAAGTGCCTTAAGAGTTTTCATAGCTAACGATTATTATTATTTTTAGATTCTAGTTCTTTCTCTATTAAATATTCAGCCATTTCCGGTAGTAATGTAAGATACATTCTATCATAATGTATTTCACAGTATGCCTTGCCATACAGAGTCGGGTGACGGCACCCCTCCCCGGCGCCTACCCAGGCGCAAACATGCCGGTCCTCTATCATTCTAATTCTTCAAGGTGTTCTAAGATAATCTTATCGTAACCATTTTTGACAGCATACTCAATAATATCCGATAATGCTACTTCATCTTCTGTTGTCGCATACCAAAGCACACTAAGTGGATCAATTTCATCAAATCCTGATAATACTGCTATTGATTTTTCAATATATGAATTGTAACTACCAAAGTCATCTGTATAAGGACCTAGCGCAGCAGTTAGTATTTCTAAGAACGGAATAACTTGGATTGTGCTAATAACTTTACCGCTCGGATCGGCAATAGTATAATCTGTGCCTAATGATGTAATATCTGTAATTTTGAACATTTTATTTCTCCAATAAATTTTATTTTTATAAAGGCACTACAATATTTATAGTAAATGAAGGAACTTCGACTTGTTATCATAGAACCTTGTTACACCTACCATACGTTCTAATATAGCTCTATCTACTATATCAGAAACAAATTGTTTAACTTCTATTTCTACCTTATCTGCTGGAATTTCTTCAACTGTAATATTCGAAACTTCTATAGTAGCAGCGTCATCAGTTGGTGTTTGACCTACTATAACAGGAAAGAAAGATACATCAGATTTACCGGATAATATGTCCCTGTAATTTACTGAAATTTTATAATCAGGGGCGCCCGGTTCTACGTACAGAATGGAATGAAAATTCTTTCCATTAGCATTTACAATACCTAACAATTCTGATTTAGAACCACTAAGTGCATGTATTTTATTTTCATCAATTATGTTTGATGAGCCTTTTCCGAATAACATATGATTAAACGTAGCACCATCTTGAGCAATAACATTCCTATAACAGAAGGATAGTGCTGAAATATGATTCTGATAGAATGTAGTTAGGTTAAGTTTTGCTGTAGGATATAGAATGTAATTTGTAACAGCATTTAAGGCACTGTAACTTTCAATCTCTTCCACAATCTCTACTTCAATCTCGTTCGAAATATTAAATACAAGTACGGAACTATAAAAGGTTTCATAATCTGATTTATACTTCACATATATAGGTTCATCTATCTGCCCAATGATTTGGAAAGTAGTATGATTTTGACATACTAGATATGCCATTGTTGAAAATATCTCTGGGCTATAAAGACTGCGAGGATTAGTTGCCTGATTACTTTCTAATGAGTTATTAATAACCACACTAGGGTGATCAAACAGATCTTTACTAACATGAATCTCATTTCCAGATACTACAATTGTCATACCCACACCACTAGGATCGACAACCATTTGAACTTTGTTGTTTTGTATATAATATCTTTGCTCGAAAAAGGTATCTAACTTAGTTTCTTTATATTTGTCCTGGGTAGAAGAATATAATAACTCAGAGTAGTATTTTCCTAAGAAAGCTTTAATGGGGATTAGATTTTCTGACATTTATTTCTCGTACCTACACGAGATATTTATAATTAAATTTCTTCAAATGTAGGAGTTAATGGAAAATTATTCGCTCTAGAGAAACTAATAGTTTCGAGCGTCTTTTCTTCTGCTATCTCTCGCGTATATGGTGCACCGGCAATACCTTTCCCGGTAACATGGATCGATTTTGTTATTTCGACAGCATCTTGTGCTGTACGATGGAAAATGCGTGTAAGAACTGCAATCACAAAATCAAATGTGGTCGTATCATCATTGTGAAGCAACACTCTGTACATTTTCGGAATTTGTACTTTGATGGTTTCATCAATCTTTTCAATAACTTCAATTTCTGGCATGATTTAAATCCTAGGTGTGTAACATATATTATTGCACACCTAGGTCCCTCTGTCAATAGAATTTACTTGATAGTGTGAAAAATGATAAATAAGTGTAGTTTGCGATATTCACTCTATCCAACTACTCTAATGCTACTAAGGAGCATCAGCTATGTATTTAGCATACACCTATTTAATTACTAATAAAATCACCCATCAATTCTACTATGGTTCGCGAATGGCTAATGTACAGGCTAAAAGAACACCCGAACAAGATTTGTGGATTAGATATTTTACTTCATCAAAGGAAGTTAAAAAATTAATAAACAAATATGGAAAAACTTCTTTCGAAATACAAATAATAATGAAAGATACAGACTATAATAAATGTTATTTCTACGAACAAGAGTTAATAGATAAGCATCTCGGAATGGAATTATGTCTGAACGGGTTCTGTCATCTAACAGGTAAATTTTCAAGGGCCGGTATGCTATCACCGAAAAAAGGTAGACCAGTATCAGCCGAAACTAAAATAAGAATGAGTATTGTGGCCACAGGTAAATATCCAAACGATGAAACTAAAATAAAAATGAGTGAGTCACATAAGGGAAAATGTCTATCGG